TGGGAAGTTAATGCTTTCTTAAAATCTATTTTTCATAACATAGGTCTTACACTTGTTGATTTTAAATTGGAGTTTGGTTTTGATTCTAACAAAAATTTACTCTTGGCTGATGAATTATCACCTGATTCGATGCGACTCTGGAAAGAAGGTACGAAAATAAGTTTTGATAAGGACTTGTTTCGTAAGGATCAAGGAGATATAGTAGAGGCATATCAATATATACTAAGTAAACTTCGTGAGTTTGCCTAACATGCACGGAAAATTAGAACCTGAAGAAAGAGTTATGGGAAACACTATGACTCAAACAAGAAACTTTACTGTCTTCTCAAAAGATGGTTGCCCTTTCTGTACAAAGGTACAAGAAGTACTGGATTTAGCTGGTCTAAGTTTTGTTACTTATAAATTAGATAAGGATTTTGATAAACCAAGTTTCTATGGTGAGTTTGGGGAAGGATCTACTTTTCCTCAAGTTGTAATGAACGGAACGAAACTTGGTGGTTGTCAAGAGACGGTCAAGTATCTACAGGAGAAACAGTTAGTCTAATGTATTCAGACTTCGATAGTGTTTATGACATGATCGAACATGCTATTGACTATTCCTTCCAAGGAAAAATGCAACTTAAGTTTTATGAGTTCTTAAAAGCATCTAATACTAAAAAGTATGAGATAGATGAATTTCTTAATAGTTCTACTGCAAAAGAACTTGGTGATTTAATTTTAGATTTGGGGGAGTATATCAAGGGCGGTGCCGATAATGAGCATAAACAATTGCGTGAGGCTTATCACCACGTACCTAAACCTCAAGCAAGAAAAATAAAAAATTATTTGTCCAGCATCCTTGAAGATGCAGTGAGGTATAGTCATGACAGAAAACCTGGAAGACGAAAAAAAGGATCTAAATAAAGACACCACCGAAATTAATCGGGGTGTAGAATTATTGTTACGTAATAGGAGGAGACCAGAAAAACCAAAAACCTTACAGGTAAAATTTGGAAAACTGGTATCTCTCTGGAACAGAGAAATAGTTTTTCACTTTAATTTTTACCTTGACATACGAAAAACATAGCACTCTGGAGGTGTACAATGGAAATGGACATGACCATAGTAACATTAACTTTAACGACAGTTGTGTCGTTACTTGCATTATTGGTAGGGGGTATGATAGGATGGATGGCAAGACAGCATTCATACGAAACAACACCTCAAGTAGTGTATACTCATCCAGAAATGTTTGATGCAAATGGACAGTTAGTTCCTGATGAAATTTTAGCTCTAAGAATTGAAAACAATTATGACACCAGCGAAGACAACGACGAGGAAGACTCCTAAGAAAAGAACTCCAGCAGCACCTGCTATAGATTCTCTTCCCGTAAATCCTTTTATCTTTGAGATTTTTGATTTAGCAGCACAGCAAAAAACAAATCCAAAGAAGGTGCAAGTTTTACAACAATATGAGGATGACTCTGTTAAATCAATAGTCATTTGGAATTTTGATGACACTGTGGTTTCTCTTCTTCCTGAAGGTGATGTTCCTTATGGAGATCTAAAGGATCAGAATGTTTACTCTGGAAGTTTGTCAGAGAATTTGGCAATGGAGGCAAGAGGTGGTGAGGCTGCTACCAGACAGGACTTACAAGGTCAGGGAAGAACATCTTTAAGGCGAGAGTGGCAAAACCTATATCATTACGTTCAGGGAGGCAATAACACGCTTTCTACAATACGTAGAGAAATGATGTTCATCAATCTCTTGGAAGGTCTTCATCCTAAAGAGGCAGAACTTCTAGTTAAGGTTAAGGATGGTAAGTTAACTGATCTTTATGATGTTAGTTTTGATAATATCAAAGCAGCATTCCCAGATATTACTTGGGGTGGTAGATCATGACCACTAAAACAAAGACAGATGAGAAAGTGACTGAAGAAAAGAAAGAAGAAAAGTTTAATCCATCAGAGTATTCTTGCGAGATTCTTCAAGAGAAGACAACTCCTGAGAAGGCAAATGATAGGAAACTTCCTAGTGATGCATTCAATGTAACCTATATTGTAGACGGTGAGACACGTTTAGATGTTACTCGTTCGGGTAAGATGGTAAATGTATTTGATATGTATTGCGATAGGTACGGTAAAGGTTCGGTTCAGAGAATTGATTATGGTCATGGTACGGTAAACCCAAGTCAATATGGATACAAGCCACCTGAGAAAAAAAAGAGGAGGAAGTGATGAAAGAATCAGATGATGAATTGAGGATGCAGATAGATGCATTGATTCGTGATGAGATTCAAGGAGTTATTAATGATTATGTTGATGACAAGGAAGAATCTGTCAAGGAAAGTGGTTTAGGTTTTGTTAAAAAAGAAGATGAAGATAATCAATTGAAGGTTAATATATCTAAGGATGAAGTAGACAAACTTATTAAGGAGTATAAGAAGATAAAAAGACAGCAGAAATCTAATTTTGGTGAGATTAAAAAACTTGGTTTACTTGATAAGGATGGGAGACCTTTATAGCAAATGAATTATAAGGATGCAGGAGTTGACATTGAAGCAGGAAGATCTTTTGTAGATCAAATTAAAAACACTGTTAAATCCACTCATGGGCCAGAGGTCATAGGTGGATATGGTGGTTTCAATGGGATGATGAGAATTCCTAAAGGATATGAAAGTCCTATATTAGTTTCTGGTACTGATGGTGTAGGAACTAAAGTACATGTTGCTGAATTAAATGCAACTGGTGATCCATCTGTAATGCGTGGTATAGGTATTGACCTTGTTGCCATGTGTGTGAATGATGTAATCACTTGTGGTGCAAAACCATTATACTTCTTGGATTATATTTGTACTTCAGATATAAAATTACATGGAGATTTGGTAAAGCATTTAGTTGATGGTATTGCAGAAGGATGTAAGATATCTGGATGTAGTTTGCTTGGTGGAGAAACAGCAGAACATCCTCAACGATTGGCTGCTGTACCTCCTATTAGAGATGTGTCAGGATTCTGTACTGGTGTTGTAGAGGAGAATGCTATAATAGATGGTAGTTTAATACGTAATGGTGATGTAATTATTGGTATAGAAAGCAGTGGTCTTCATAGTAATGGATATAGTTTGATTAGGGATATGCTATTCAGACATAAGATTTTTCTTAATCAAGGTTATGATGAAGCATGGGGTGGTGGTAAGATTAAAGATCCAAGTCCTACTCCAGAACTTCTTAATCCTACTATAATATATGCTCCTGTAGTAAAACATTTAATAGATGAAGTTCCTATCTTAGGGATGGCACATATTACTGGTGGTGGTATACCAGAGAATCTTCCTCGTTGTATTCCTTCAAAATATAATGTGAAGATTGATTATAATTCTTGGCCAATGCCTGAACTCTTTAGTAAGATTATGCTTGCTGGTGAGATTCCACCAGAGGATATGATTAATACATTCAATATGGGCATAGGATATTGCTTAATAGTTCCAGAAGATGTTGTTAAAGATACGCAAGATATTATTTCTAAACACAACTTAAAGTCGTGGGTTATAGGAGAAGTTGTGACAGATTAAGAACTGTATCACATATTACATTTCTGCTTGACTATATAGTATAACTGTGTTAATATTAACACAATCGTTCAACCTCACTAGAGGTCGCAAGTAAGCCGACACGGAACGGATCGTTCATTCTCATGGAACTACTTCTCGCTAGTCTTTTAACTTGTGAGTATGCTACAGGTCTGGTCAACCAGATCTATAAGCAGCATACTGACACTCCAAAATCTGAATTAGTTCAGATTGTTAAAGAGAGTACTGAGAAGGGATGCTTTGAGGACGCAAATGCCGACTAAAGGAACGGATTAAAACCCCTACTACTTTGGAGAAAGCCAATGGCAAAAGTCACTTACCGTGGAGTCGAGTACGACTCTGCTGAGTACAACAAAAAAGTACTCGCTGAAGCAGCTCAGCATAGAAACCATGATCTAATGTATCGTGGAATCAAAGTAAAAAGTAAGGCAATTCCTTGCAGTTAAATTAGAGAGGGGTTTACACCCCTCTTTTTTTGTATTATAATTAGGTGAAAAGTAATACGAATGAACAAATCAAAGTTAAAAGTTCTTGTCATGGCTCTTAAAGAGATTGTGGAAGAACTAGAATCTGAAGTTTATTCGGATGTTAATGCTTACAAACAAGAAAATTATGAGGAGCATGTAGGATCAATGGCAGACTACGATGAAGTATTTGAGGATGATGAATGACTGTAAAACTTGTTAGCATTACTCCTGATGCCGAAAAGACTATGGCTTATATTGCCAGAGTATCTAATCCATCTAATCAGGATAATGAAAAGTATGCAGGACTATTAAAGTACTGTATCAAACATAATCATTGGAGTGTCTTTGAGCAGTCTTCTATGTCAGTAGAGATAGAGACTAATCGTGCTATTGCTGCACAGATATTAAGACATCGTAGTTTTACCTTTCAAGAGTTTTCGCAAAGGTATGCTCCCAGTACTGCACTTGGTGACATTGATCTACCAGAACTCCGTAGACAGGACGAAAAGAATCGTCAGAACTCTACAGATGATTTAGATCCTGAGATGGTAGAGAAGTTTAATAAACAAATGATTACTTTGTTTAGTTCTGCCAAATCATTGTACGAACAGATGCTTAGTCAAGGTGTTGCTAAAGAGTGTGCTAGAATGGTACTGCCTTTATGCACTCCTACGAGGATCTATATGACTGGTTCATGTCGTTCATGGATACATTATATCAATTTACGTTCTGCACATGGTACTCAGAAAGAGCACATGGATATTGCAGAAGCATGTAGGAAAGTTTTTATTGAACAATTCCCTGCAGTATCAGAAGCCCTTGACTGGGTTTAATAAATAATCGTAAACCTTTATTGTATTGATATGGCAACATACCCTGTTATAAACAAAGAGAGTGGTGAACAAAAAGAAGTAGTGATGAGTGTCCATGATTGGGATCAATGGAAAGATGATAATCCTACTTGGGAAAGAGATTACTCTGACCCTTCTACCATGCCTGGTTTAGGAGTTGAGGTTGGTGAGTGGAGAGATAAATTAGTTAATAAAAATCCTGGATGGGGTGAAGTTCTTAAGAAGGCTGAAAAATCTGGAGGTATCTCTGGAAGATTAGCTAAGAAAGGCTCTTATGAGTCTTCAACTCAATCTGTAATGACCGATCCTAATTAAACAGTATGCCACGTAAAAAGAAAGCAGACCAACCTATTGGAGTTGGTTTAACAACTAAGCAGATGAAAAGAAAGAAACCAATTAATACTGATATGTTGAGGACTATTGAACCCTTAACAGAGACGCAACAAGTGTTGTTCAATACCTATGAAACTGGTAAGAACCTTGTTGCTTATGGTGCAGCAGGAACTGGTAAGACATTCATTACGCTTTACAATGCACTATGTGATGTGTTAGATCCATCTACACCATATGAAAAGATATACATTGTAAGATCTCTTGTTGCTACCAGAGAGATAGGTTTCTTACCTGGTGATCATGAGGATAAGTCATTACTTTATCAGATTCCTTATAAGAATATGGTGAAGTACATGTTCCAGTTACCAACTGAAGCAGACTTTGAAATGCTCTATGGTAATCTTAAGACTCAAGGAACTATTGGCTTCTGGAGTACCTCATTCATTCGTGGTACAACATTTGATAAAGCGATTATTATTGTTGATGAGTTTCAAAACTTGAATTTTCATGAACTTGATAGTATAATAACAAGGGTAGGTGAAAACACTAAGATTATGTTCTGTGGTGATGCAACCCAGACTGATCTTATTAAACAGAATGAAAGAAGTGGTATCAGTGACTTCATGAAGATTCTTAGGGTTATGCCATCGGTTGATCTTATTGAATTTGGAGTTGATGATATTGTTCGATCAGGATTGTGTAAGGAATATCTACTTTCAAAATTGGAACTTGGTTTATGACTTTTACCCATTGTAATTTCTTAGGTGACATTGAATTAAAAAAGAAAGAGACACCAGGTTGTAGACTGTATCAGATTCCAGATGGAAGCTGGGTTCCTTCTATTACTTCTGTAACTTCTTTTTATAATCGTGAGATTTTTGTTAAGTGGAGAAAGAGAATTGGTATAGAAGAAGCAAATCGTATTAC